CCCATTTGGCTGCGCTAATATCTGCGCTTCTCGTTCTTTTAGTGTGGCTTGAGGGCTCGGACCCTCTACCTTCCCCCAATTCTGATCGGCAAGAAGATACGCCGTCCAAATTTCATTAATATCAATCTGACTCGTATCCCCCTCCACTATGGTTTGCGGATTCTCTTCTATAAGATACCCACGCCAGTTTTCCATTATCGGTTTCATTTGCATTACCCTATAATTAGTATCTCTGACGAAGAACCCATTTTCTTTTTCTGGACGTTCTTCATACCCATGGCCCATTGTGCTGTGATGATCTCATAATCCTTGTATAGCTCTCGAATCTTTGCGCAATCATTATACGACAGCACCCAGTTCGAGCGCTTAGTGATCACCTCGTGTAATCCCTCATGATCAAAGTCAGCATGCGTATCGCCCTTGTCTCCGTAAAGCTTTTCTTTCCCCTCTCCCAAAAGATAGGGAGGATCCATATATAAAAACGCATCTGGGTGTTTAGGAATCGAATCTTTAAAGCAAGCGTGCCCTACTGTAAGGTTGGGCTCCTTAAAATTTCGGACTCTCTTGATTGACGAGTCGGTAAAACGTGCATAGGAAGCGCGCTTTGAAAAGCCTCCACTAAAGGTGGCGCCGGAAAAGCTGCTTCGGTTTATCGCATAGAACTTAGCTGCATTGTCGAGGGAGTAGGCTGATTCTGCCCGTAGTTCCTCCCTAATTCTATGGAAGTCTTCCTTGAGCAGCCCTCTCTTTCCGTCGTAGTCGTCATGCAGAACGCGATAGCTATCGGATGCTTCCGCTAATTGGTGCGGTGTGCTCAATAGAGATTCCCAAAACCAGACTAAAGGTTTAAAGATGTCGTAGGCGTGAACTTTCGTTCCTCTCTCAGCCACAGCTAATTCAATAGAACCACCCCCGAGAAAGGGGGAGCAAAGCTCCCCACAGTCTGCGGGAATGAATTCCATTATCGTCTTAACTGCGCGAGATTTACCGCCAGGGTAACGCAGTGGTGTTTTCATAAATGGGGGCGCCTTATATTTAAGACCGAGGCGCCCTTTCGGTCTCCCAAGAGTCTACTTATTACTAGCCACTCATTAGTTCGTTAAAAGCACGATCAACCTCGTTTTTACCATCGGAGGGAGCATACTTGGCTGTCTCAGATGAACGACTTTCCGCGGAACCATCATTAGAAAGTTGTTCATCGAGGATTGCGTCTACTTGTGCAGAACTTAAACGTTCGAAAAGACCGTCAAAGTCAGGCATGTGATCAAGCAAAGCGGGAATCGCCTCGGCATCACCTAGGAGGGATGAAGTATTACGACGCATCTTGAGACTCGTCTGGGGGTAGGCACCAGGCTTAGTAGGCTTGGTGTACGTTAAAGTAATATCAGTTCCCTCCGTTGCATCTGTGATATCACCATATTCTGGATCAAGGATGTAGCCCAGAAGCAATTCGTATGCGGTCTTACCGTAGCCGTATACCTTAATTCCTTCATCCTCGCGGCCGCGGACGACCACCGGAGAGAAATACCGAGTCCTCACGAAGAGAGACTTGGCAAGCTTCTTGCTTTCCTCGTCATTGTTGTCAACTCCCTCGCGCCATAGCGAAGAAGCAAATTCACAGATGGGACACTCTTCGCCAAAGTTTCGCTTTGGACACATAACGCCACCTCTGTGATTCCCTACATTATAATGGAAGAACTTTTCCTTCAACGGATCGCCATCGCCTGTAGGCACGATGCGGATATCCGTGTCACCCTCGTCTGGCTTAAACCAGGGAGAGTTCCCATTGTCAGTGTTTTCGCCGCGCAATGTTGCGAGCTTGCGGCGCATTAGCTCCATGTCGATTGTCATATTTTATTTCTCCTTAATGTTATGACTATAGTATATCAAGCGTTCCTTGATATCTAATGTATCACTCTTGTACTATCTTGTCAAGAGTTTTTTGCACTACGTTAGTACGGGCAACGCAGAACCCAAAGTCTTTACCGGTTTCGGTTTCATAAATTCCATATGAAAGCTTTCTAAATGCATTATGAGGTTTCTCTTTTAAGATTCTAACCATTCTCCTATGCAACCCTCCGTCGGTTTCTAATTTCTTTTTATTTATACACAAATAATAGCACACTTCCCTATCGATGTCAAGGTCAAAGAACCATTTTTCTTCAAGTTTTTGCATATCCAAAACTCCAAAAGTTTGGACACGACAAATCTCTGATGGCTTCGCTATGACGCCAATTTCTGGCTCGTTGTGCTCAAAATAGTTTATGTAATGCACAGTAGATTGAATCATAGTATTAAGAGTATCATAATATTCTTTAACTGGAATGCTTTGTATTATTTCTTCCATTTTTAAATTAGATATTAGAGCAATGCTTTTGAATAATCCAGACCGTGCATACTCCTGGAGAACCCCAAATGTGGCATTTTCCATTAGCTTGGGAATACCAGCCAATAGCTCTACATCTGGCCTAATATAGATCAACTCGATTTGCTTTTCTTTAAGTTGCTCTAAAATTCCTAAAACATAATTAGAACTTAAGGAAGCTCCCACCACAAAAAACTGTATGCGATCATCGACTTCTTTGAAAAACTTTCTAACGTCAGGAATGTTCTTTTCATATTCTTCTGGCGTTTCATAGCTCTTCAATTTAAACTTATACTTAGATGATCGCTTCACGGTATTATTCAAACAATAAACATTATACTGAGGCATTGAAGAAAACTTCTGCGCAATACGACTTCCTGCATTTCCCAACCCTATCACTGATATCATATCTTCAACTCTTCAAAATCAAAATAATTCTTTGCGGCTTTTAAGTTAGCCTTGAAGTCGTCCTTTTCAAAGGTGGTTTTAATCTCTTGAAGTTTATCCCGGTCTTCATCATCAAAATCAATCACAACTTCATCGTGTACAATATGAGAGACAAATGATTTACTTCCCTCTAACAGCTTATCAATTTCAATAGCTCTGCTTAAAACGCGATCCGAAGTGGTACTTTGAATAAGATAGTTCAAAGCTCTTCTTTCGTCTACCTTTATCTTACGCCCGTAAGGGGTGCTAACGTGCTCATTCTGATACCACTCATCCAACAATTGTTTCTTGTTGTAGTGATCAGTGTGGATAGCATCTGATTCTGGGTTATATAGCCATGCAAAGAAAAGAGTCTTTGCCGTATCTCGGTCGTGTTCGCCATTAAAAATATGCTTAACGTTCCACTCATGAACGTCCCCCTCGGGCTGCTCCTCTCCCAACAAATCGATGAGAGTTCTAATCTCTGCAGCATTATAATCCAACGAAATAAACCAATCATTGTGTGGCTTTACAAGCCTGCGAAATTCTTTCTTAAGCGTGAGCATGGGAAACGAAACTGGATAGGTTGTGAGGCGACCAGTGACTGTGCCGAATAGGTTATAATCTACGTAGTAATAATTTCTCATAAGCTCGTTGGCTTTGCTGCGACCCCTAGAGGAATAGTATAATTCTCGGCACCCCTCCTTGTTGAGGTTAAGGTTCTGGTACTTTATCTTGTGGAGTAGCTGGTGAACATCTTCCAGAAAATTATAATTAAGCGGCTTTTCATAAGTTTCAAATACGTGCTGCGTAATCTTATTCTTAATCTCGCAAAATCCCATCAGAAAATTTTCGGGCACCAAATCAAAAAAGCAATGATGGCGCATGTCAATTTTGCCAATTTTAAATGCCTTCATGTAAGCTCTAAATTTTTTCTGGGCGGCCGCTAGCTCTTCCTGTAGCTCCTCGGGGCACACTTCTTCTAAAGTTTTACCCTGTGTATACAGCCATGCATACTCTATATTCGAATCGGTTATCGATCCCGTATAACGCCACGTTCTGGTAAGCCCTGAGGGGATTTCGTCAAAATGTAGTTTGCCGTTGGCATAAACGCCAACACACTCGCTCTTGTCATCAAGTGTTTGGAAATACACGCTCACTCCGTTTCTAATAAAAGTTTGTTCCTATTAATAATATAACTCAAAGAGCCACGATAGTCAAATGGTTTATTAAGAATTTGTTCAAATTG